TAGCAATCTAACAGCGTTTGTTAAGCGTGTGGGCGAGGCTCGCACAGGAACAGGGCCGCTAGTTACAGGGCTAAAAAATATCGATGCGGCTTTGACTGCTAACATTCTAGCAGCAGGTTCACAAGACGAAGCCCTAGGTATCGTAGCGGATGCAATACAGCAAGCGGGGACGGCTACCGAGAGAGCTGCGATAGCTAACGCGGCTTTCTCTCGTTCAGGTATCGGCATGGTGAACTTTTTACGCGAAGGCTCTGCTGGCCTAGAAGAATTTAGAAGACAGGCAGACGAGGCAGGCACTATCATGTCTGAAAAGCTCGTTAGAAACGCAGAACAATTTAACGACCAGTTGACGACTCTTAAACTTCGCGCCGTGACTTCCATCGGCATTCCGTTTTTAACAGTGCTCGGAGAAGTACAAGATAAGTTTGAAGGCGTCAGCCTAGAAATGCAGCGAAATTTCGAGAACGCTTTTAATTTCATAGAATTTGAAGTGGCTAAATTTGCTGCGGTAGTTAAGTTCTATTTATCGACTAGTAACATTTTCGGACAGTTTGCGGAAGGCTTTTACCGAATAGGCGGGCAGTTTTCGGCAGAACTGCAGGGAATTTTTGAGTTTATGAAGTCGCAGAACCCAGCAGCGGTTCTTAATAGAGACTTAGACGAAGCTGCCGCTAAGTTTAAAGTGGTAGGCCAATCAATCCGAACATCATATAACGCAGCTACAGACGAAGCTATCATACGAGTTAACGACCTACGAGAAGCAGAAATAAAGTTAAGGGAATTTCAGGCCAGCGCTACTAATGAAGGCGACGTGCAAAGGCAGCAAGAATTAACGGACGCAGCAGAGAAATACGCCGACGCTCTTAAGTCTATTTTAGACCAAGCTTTACCAGAACAGGCTGCAGCCGATAAGCGTTTCGAGTCACTTAACTTTTTAGCCGATGCGTTAGAGCGCGGTGCCATAGAGGTAGACCAATATATAGCCGCAGTTAAGGGATTAACTTTCGTAGAAAACGAAGCTACCGAAGCCAGCGCAACAATGGGGCAAGCGCTTGGCACTTTGGTAGCAGACGGTGTGACTAGGTTTGCTGATAGCATTATCGACTTAGCTACCGGGGGCAAGGATTCTTTTAAGAGGTTTGCTAATTCTATAATCCAAGACATAGCAAGAATGATTATTCAATTTCAGATACTAAGCGCGATACGGTCCACTAATTTAGGCGCTCAGTTACTAGGTAGCGCACAGGGTAATGCGTTTGGCCCTAGCGGCGTGATACCTTTTGCTAATGGCGGCGTAGTGACTAGACCGACTCTTTTTCCTTTTGCTGGCGGCACTGGCTTAATGGGCGAAGCCGGAGCGGAAGCGATACTCCCATTGTCTAGAGGATCGAACGGCAATCTAGGGGTAGAGTCTACTGTCAATGTTAACGTGCAAAATAACAATAATTCGCAAGTCGAAGTGCAGCAACAGGGTAACGACATAACGATAATTTTAGGGCAGGTTGCTAAAGACATTGCCAGCGGCGGGCGTATCAGCAGAGCCATGGAAAGCAGCTTTGGGGTTAGCCGTGCAGCGAGGGCGTACTAATGGCAATAAGCTTAGAACTGCAGGAAGTGTACGCCAGCGCTAAGGGTTTAACCTATGTAGAAACTTTAGAGCTAGTGCATCCAAGATACCCGGACCCGGTTAGATGGTGCAACAGTGAGCGCGATTGGATATTTTTAGACGAAACGGGAGGCGATGAAATCTATTTTAATGCTTACCCTTTCCGAGCTACGCTGCCGCCTCAGAGCAAGTCAGGAAGCCAAGAGCTAGCTTTTACTGTTTGGAATTCTAACACAGGGCTAGAGCGAGCTATTAACGATGTGCAGGAATACCCTAACGAAAATTTTGAAGTAACGTATAGAATATATATGGCGAGAGAGTACGACCCCCCTGCTATCGATCCGCCGATAAGAATGACGCTCACCGACATAGTAGCTACATACGAGACTTTTATTCTTACTTGTACTAAATACGATGTTTTAGGGCGTGCTTTCCCTAACGAAATTTATAAATATGAAGAATTCCCCGGCTTGTTTAGATGAATATAAACGACTACATCGGTAAGCCCTACTTAGTCGGCGCACGCGGCCCTGAATCTTATGATTGTTGGGGTTTGGTTTGTGCCATATACAAAGAAGGGCTGGGCGTAGACTTACCGGATTGGCACCGGGGCCATAAGATGGACGGCCCGCAGTCGATAACTTTTTTTAGAGATAAGGGTTTGAGGGATGGTGTGGCGGTAGAAGTCGATACGCCAGAAGACTTTAGCATAGCGCTACTAGACAGAGGCAAGATAGCCCATCACGCCGGAGTATACTACGGCGGCGGCATAGTGCATTGCAATGACGCTTTGCGCGGATCGAGATTTGATCGAATAAATTATTTTGGCCCAGTGAGGTTTTTTAATTGGCAGCTATAAAACTGTTCAAAAATCCGCTAGTAGAAGAAGCTGAAAAACATCTACATAACGGCGCGTTAATAGACTGGCTGCAGGCCGAAGCGCCGCAGGGTTTTGGATCGCCAGTTACAGTAGTTTTAAACGGCGCACAGCTAAAGGCTGAAAACTTTGACATAGTATTATCTGAAAGCGATAGCGTTTCAGTTTTCGTTTCTCCAGGCACAGGCGTAGAATTGCCTTGGTATGTCTGGACACTTATAAGCGTAGGTGCAAGCGTAGTAGCGTCTAAGATATTCGCGCCAAAACTTCCATCGCCTGAGTATGCCAACGAGCAAGCAGCTAACCCCGTCTACACTTTAAACGGCAGTCAGAACGCAGCGCGATTAGCCGAAGCTATACCAGTGGTTTACGGCGAAGCTTATCACGTCCCCGATTTAATATTACCGGGCTATTTTTCTTACCGCGAGGTTGATACGGGGTCGGCTAACCCCCCAGGTGCGGTAGACGCGCTAATTGCCAGCTACTTAAACCTGTACTCGGTCACTGAAGAATCAGACATAGACCAAGGCGGCGACGTTTATTTAATGACGTACGACACGGCTAAACCGCTAGACTTATCAAGCTGGGTGGAGGTTAGCATAGATTCTACTTTTACAGGCGCGGCAAGTTTTAATATAGCGGCGCCTGCAACGGGCGAGGGTTTTGAAATACGATTAACAGACGGAACTATTTTAAGAACGGTTAGCGGGATTAACGCGGTGCTAACTACGATCACAGCATACATAGTGGGAAACACAGAATTTCTTAACGGGCAAGGTGATCAGTTTTTATACACGACTCTTTGCCTAGGGCAAGGTGATAACTCTTTTATAACTTCCTTTGTCGGAGATACGCCTGCAGCAGAGCTTGCCGATTACGTCACGTCGGAAGTGTATCTCCCGGCAGAGCATGGCACTGTTCATGGGCAGATGACTGGGCTTTTTAACGACGGCATAAGCGCAGGCACGCCGCTATACCAAGAAAACATGATAACGGCTTTGGATTTTGCGGGCCAGACTATGCAAGGGCTAACTTCGCCCGACGTAGAGCAAACGCCGAAAATGCCGGTAAGCGATAGAGTTAAAGTAACTAAGATATGCGTAGATTTAGAATTTAGGCGCGGTTTTTATTCACTTTCAGGCAGTACGTTTTTGACGGCAGAGGTAAGTTTTGAAATAGAGATATGGGATATCCCGACGGATACTCATATACAAACTAAGTCGATTATTTTCCGCAGCGACTTAGAATATACGGGAATTCTGAGAAGGACGGTTTTAATAACTTGCCGCGAAGCTTTTGTGGCCGTGCGTATTAGGCGGCTTACACCTAAGCCCGCTACGCCGCTAACGATAAACAACGAAGTGACCATAACATCAGTGAGAGGATACGGTAAGCTAGTAGCTACGCCCGTTTATGGCGACACTACGCTAGCGGTTTACCAGATAAAAGCTAACCAGATTACTGCGGGTTCGGCTACGAGAGTGAGCGGCAGCGTTAAGCGCCTAGCGCAGCCTAATCAAGTGGACGCGACTACAGGATTTACTGCGAACGCGGCTGATTTCGTATCTGACATTATGCGAAACGGTTATGGCGCAGGCAGGCCAGCAGATGAAATAGACAGCGTACTTTTAACAGAGCTAAAAGCTCACTGGGGCGGCGTCACTGGCGGAAGTTACCCGCTTGGCATGGTATTCAACCAAAAAACCACGGTTTGGAACGCGCTACAGTCAGCGCTCGCAGCAGTGGCGGCAGAACCCTACCTTAAAAATGGTCAAGTCTCGGTGGCTTACGACGGCGTTAAACCTGTGCGATCACAGCTTTTTACGATGGCTAACATTGTGCGCGATAGCCTTAACACGACGTATAGTTGGAATAGGGCAGGCGAGCCAGACGGTTTCCTAGTCGAGTTTTTTGAGCCAGTTAGAGGCTTACGGTCTTTTGTTACTTGGCCGGCTGCAGCGATTAACCCTAGACGCGAGTTATTGTTCGGCTGTAAAACAGAGGCGCACGCGCTGCAGTACGCTAAGTATCTATGGGCTACTAGTTTAAAACGCAGGCAGCGCGTAAGTTTTGAAACTGAGTTAGAAGGGCTGATACCTTCCATTG